AGTGAAGGACGGCACGTTCAAAGGGTTTTCCGTTGAGGGTGAGTTCTTGCACGTATCACACACAGAAAACTTTTCTAAGAACGTGGAAATCACCGTGTTATTGGATGAAATCATTTCGTTGTTGTAACTATTTTCTGTCACTTTTTACCCTATTGTAATACTATTGATAAAGTCAAATTTATGGACATAAAAGCAGAATTGTTAAAGATCAAATCTTACTTGATGTCTTCAGAATTGCCTACTGATCCTACCGTAGAAGTTGGAGAAACGCCCGCCGTTGAGCACAACTTTGCAGAATACGAAACTGCTACCGGTATTAAGGTGAAGATTGACGGAGAAATTGCCGTTGGTGTTCCAGTTGTTGCAATTGCAGAAGATGGTACAGAAGCTCCCGCCCCTGATGGTGAGCACGAAATTCTTGGTGTTGCAAAGATCGTTGTTAAAGACGGTTTGATTGCTGAAATCATGCCATTGGAAGAAGAGCCAAAGGTTGAGGTTGAAGTTGAAATGGCTGACGTTATGCCAGTTGTTGACATCACCGCTGAATTGCAAGATCGCATTGTGAAGCTTGAAGGAAAGCTAGATGAATTGATGAAGAAGTTTGAAGGAATGACAAAAGCAACTGAAGCCATGACTGCCGTTGTTGAAGAAATTTCTACCCTTCCAACCGCCGAGGTTTCCAAGCCCGCATCGTTCACTTACTTGTACCCAAAGAGTAAGCAAAGCGCAAACATTGACAAATTTTTTCAAGCACTAAAATAAAAAAAGATGAGTTTTTCACTTACTGGATTAACTTCTTACGTTAATCAAAACACACTTCCATTGATGACCCGTGCCGTATTCGGTGCAAAGTCAATCGCAATGGCAAACAAAATGGTTGGACTTAAAAGTACTTCCGCTATCAACATCATGGAAACTACCGCTGCATTTGCTTACGGTGTTTCATGTTCTTTCTCAAACAATGGCACGACTACTTTCAGCCAGCGTAACATCGCTGTTAAGCACTTGAAAGTACATGAGTCTTTGTGTCCTCAAGCGTTGGAGCAAACTTGGTTACAGCACCACCTTCCACAAGGGTCATTGTACCAAGCTATCCCATTTGAAGAAGCGTATGCTAACCAAAAGGTTGCTATGATCGCTCGCAATTTGGAGTCAATTTCTTGGATTGGTGATAGCACTAACATCGATGGGTGGAAAGATGTTATCGATGCGGTAACTGGTGGCACTGAAGGTGTGACTGATCCTATCGACGCGAACGCTACTGCTTACACTGGTAACGCTACTGCGATCACTAAAGCACAATTCGTAACTAACACTGCCGGTACTACTTCACGTCGCACTGTATTGCAAGCGATTGAGCGTGCAATTCCTACTGACATTTTAGGTACTGACGATGTTGTTGTTTTCTGTGGATGGGATGTATTCCGTTTGTTCCGTCAAGACATCGTTTCTTCTAACTACTTCAACCTTTCTTACTACGAAGGTATGGAAGCTGGTGAAATGGTTATCCCAGGATCAAGCATCAAATTGGTTGCAGTTCCCGGATTGAACTTAGATGCTAGCTTGAACAACACTTACTCTATCTATGCGATGAGAAAATCCAACTTGGTATTCGGTACTGACTTGTTGAATGAAGAAGAGAAATTCGAAATTTTCTACGCTCGTGAGGCAATGGAAGTTCGTTTCATTTCTGAGTTCAAAGCTGGTTTCCAGGTTGCATTCCCACAGCAAGTTGTTAAGTTCGTAATGTCTTAATCAATAGATTGAACAATGAACCAAGGGGTGGGTGAAATCGCCCACCCTTTTTTTTGTAAATCAATAAAGAAATAAAAATATGAGTTGCGCATTAACCGCTGGTTACACTTTAGGGTGTAAAGACAGTGTGGGTGGTATCAAACACATTCACATTGCAAATCAATCTTCTATCACTTACGATGCCCCCGCATCCGGTGTAATTCCTACCGTTGCTGGTACGTTCTTCAAGTATCAATTGCCAATCAACACGGCACAATTCACTGAAACCGTAACGTCTTCCGAGCAAACTGGAACTACTTTTTACACAACTGAATTGACCATTCAATTGCCTAAGTTGACCGCTGCCCTTCGCAATGAATTGAAGCTTATGGCTCAAGCGAAGTTAGCAGTTGTTGCTACCGATCGCAATAATGTTCAGTGGGTACTTGGTTACGAAAACGGAGTGAATCTAACAACTGGTACCGGTGCAACTGGTACAGCCATGGGAGATTTGAACGGATTGACATTGACTTTCTCTACCAACGAAACGAGCCCAATCGTTGAGTTAACCGAAGTATTGCCTTAATACCTTTCCATATTAGTTTTTGG